CACTTGTGTAAAAGGAATTTTATCTTTGCCTTTTAACTGTACCGCGGGGATGAAGTCGGCACCTTTCATCTGCTCCCAGTTCGCTTCTTGTAAACTTATTACTTCAAATATCTTCATTTTTTGACTCTTTAACTATTTGAACGCCTTTAGCAAAACGTTCTGGCTTTCTGCCTTTAATTGAATTTACTAACCTACGTTGTAAATCCAATGCTTGGGAGTCGTCAAAATTTTCTTCAATAAGTTGAATTAAGTTAATAGCACTTTTAATGATATGATTACCACGAGTTGCTACAACATCTAGTTTGTTTCTTTCAGATACAACAGAATTAAGTTCTTCAAGTATTGATTTTTTAGTTATTGACATATTCCCTTTCTCGCTTTAAGCATATTTATCAAATAATCACTTTTTCTTGAGTAAGTCTCTGAGAGCCAAACCTTGAAGTTTTGTATTATCAATACTTTCTGTTTCTGTATCTGTATCTTCTGTTCTAATTGATGCCGATCTTTGTAAGCCAGCAACCAATGTTTGTGTCTGCATTGTGTCATATGTTTCGTCATCGTCGTCTAAATCTTCGATACGCAATGTTTCTGGATTAAATTTCAAGTCTACTTTACTGCCTACACCACTACTAGAACGTGTTTTCATAAACTGTATTTGATATCTACCACGTTCTCGCATAGCATTACTAGTAAAAATACCTATAACATTATCTGCTGTTTGTATTTTACTAATACCGCCAGCAATATGACTGTGGTCAAATTCTATTTCTTCTACAGCACCCCTGTTTAACTGCGATGCTGTAACTAATAGTATGTTTAGTTCTACTGCTAAGTTACGCAATTCTTCAGATACATATTTGTCTTTGATAAACAAATCACTTGGCGATACTTTCCCGCTGATTGGCATCATAAGATCTAAGTAGTCGACAAGTAAACAATCTACTTTAATACCTGTTTGTATCTCATATTCTCTTATAAATGACCTAATATCGTTAGCATTAATACCATTACTCATCTGTTTTATGCGGAATTTACCAGCACCTTTGCCCTTCATCATTACTTTTAAATGGACGTCGTCCATGTTTTTCATAACATCTCTAGTAGCATACTCACTAACCATAGCATCAATACGCATACTTGACAGTTGTTCACTCAACTCTAAACTTAAATATACAGTATTAAGTCCTGCTTGACTCCAATTAACACCCAAGTTCTGTAAGAACAAACTTTTACCAGCACCTGAACCTCCAGCAAATACTGTTAGTTCGCCTCTGTTTAGACCGCCAAACAGTTTTTGATCAAACTTTTTCCAGCCTGTACTTATACCGCCTGCTTGTTCTTTAATCCATTGTAGCCTTTCTTTAGGATTTTCATAATATTCTAAACCAAAATCACTAACTAGACCAACCCCACTTGCTTCTTTGATAAGTGCTTCAACACTACCATAGTCATGTTGCTCTAATAAGTCTGTGCTATCAAGTATTGCTTTTTCTAATGCCTTGTGCCTACAAAAAGTTTCAAACTCATCCATAAACCAGTTCATGTGACTTTCATGTACATCTTCTACTGGTTTAAGTTTAATACCATTTACTGCTTCTAATTGCTCGAGTGTAGGAATACTAGCATATTTGCCAGCATGGTCCTTAAGAAACTCTACTGCTTCTCTATATTTTCTATTAAACATGTAAGGTTGTACAATACTGTTTACCCTTACAAACACATCAGGATCTGTAACCAAGAATCTTAGAAACAATTCTTGTATATCTTCACCATATTCTTTTATATCACTCATAGCATTTTGCTCTGTACTTTAATTTTAATCTCATTTGATACTGTATGTTTAATTATGCTCGATAATGTCAAAAGTCTGCCATACTTGGTAACCGCATCACCTACATCTTTGATATCTGTGTGCCAAGGTGGGAAACTTACTTCCCACCCTAGATCAGCGGCCTGCCTTATTAAATCTTTGCCCGGCGCATCTCTATCTGGACAAAGTATTATTCTTTTATTTAATGAATTTATCTGTTGTATCTGCCTCTCGTTCATACTGTTGCCTAGCACACTAATGCCATCTATTAGAATAGCATCTATTACACCTTCTGTTACCACTACAATATCTCTATCTGAATATATGTATTTGTCTATGTTAAACACATATCCTGCTTGACTGTTATTAACATACTTTGGTGTTTCCTTAGTAGGCGGATTTATATGCCTACCTACATGTCCTACCATTTCTTGGTTATAATAAAATGGTATAATTAACCTGTTTTTCATCATTAAGTCATCGCACACAAAGAAATTATATTGTGTTTTTAGCAGACCTCTGCTATATGCGTATTCTAGTATATCATTATGTGTTTTATTATACGGTAACTTAGGCACATCATTTAAACTAATAGCATTAGGCAGTTCAACAGGTTTAAATTTTTCATAGTTTACCACAATGTCATCGACATCGTTATCAAACTCCTCAATTTTCATTAGTTCTAGTACTAACTTTTTAACACTCTCGTTTGTTGCGCCTAATCTAACTACTAAGTCTCTGTATTTTTTGCCTATCTTTTTACTAGGACTCCAGCCTGTGGAAAATCCACAGTTAAAACAATTAAATGCGATCTTTGGACCTGTGGCAATTACACCTGCTCTGTTTCTTCTATCATTACACATAGGACAACTAAATGTTATCCAGCCAGCAGGCGTCTTTTTATGTTTATGTGGTATATGAGATGTTAATAATCCGTGTACCTGTTGTATTGCTTCAGAATGCTCCATTGCTGTTATTATACTGTATTAGGTATACTTTGTCAAGTTAAATTTTATATGTTTTATATCTTCCTGATACTTGTTGAGAATTTTTTCTACAATTTGGGGATCACTGTATACATCGTTGTCGCTACGGTTATCATCTGCTAGGTGATAGAAGTTATCATATACAGGCAATTCAATGTTAAACGTATCCATAAAAAATGAGTTAACATTAGCAATATCCACGTGCTGTACAAGATCATTTAAGTAGCCGTACCGAGTATACCAACTTGGTTCCATTTCGAAAAGGGAACTGTTAACATAATCTTCAAACTTGAATTTACTGATATCTTTTTGATTTGTTTCTGATAACCATCGATGTAAACTACGCTCTCTTTGAAATGGATCTCTAACAAACATATAGATTTCTACTTCTGCTGAGTCATACCATTCGAATCGGTGGTGTGGTGCTTTAGTATCTAGTATTCCACGATCGTATAATTCTGATGCTATCCAACGTGTGCCGCATCTAGGCGGAAATACAAGGGCATTGTTGCCATCGTTTAAAATGTGCATACATGTATTTAATTTCTTAAGAGAATTTTATCGAATGATCCTGAATTAGACGCACCCGGTGAATACTTAAATCTCAAGTAATTAAAATTACCTGTAAAGTTATAGTACGTTGGTCCGGAAGTATTTGCTAAAGGTATTCTATCTAAAGTGTTTACAATAGATATTGGTGCCCAATTGGTGTCGTCACTTGATGGTGCTTCTAAACCTAAACTACCTTCTACATAAACGTTACCAGTAAAACCAGTTGTGTAAATACCAATTGTGTGATTAGCATTATTAAAATTATATGTTTTATTACCAGCAAAAGAACCACTTGTAAATACATTAGCGGCATGTCCAAAGTTTATATTTTTAGTTTGATTCCAAACATTAGCAACCTGTGTTGCTACCGGTGTAGGATTAGCATCTTCTTTTACTAATAAAGTACATATTACACCACCATTATAATCTGAAAATACAGGTGCTGATGTACCATCTTCTTCTAAAAATTTAAATGATATTTTATATTGCCCTGGACTTAGGTTATTTAAATCTGCTTCTGCTAACAGCAATTCTGCTTGACCTTTTTCTAACATAGGTTTAGCATACTTTGTTAACACTCTTTCATTAGTTGCATATTTAATAATATCTGCCCTAATCTCAGTGTTGTAAACGTTTTGTAATTTTCTATCTTGGTCCCGTAGACTAATAAAGAACTTATTGTCCATCCCTTTATGTGCTACAAATTCTTTTTTGTTCATAGTTTTATTATCCAGAAAAAGGTTTTCTTGCTTTTTTACAAGGTCTATTTCGTTTATTCTGTAAGAATATAGTGTTATACTGCTCATACATGCTCATTCCTTCCATAATATTTATCATTTTCTTTATAAATAAAACTTATGCAGGACCAAAAAGAGATAGAAGAAAATTTTCCATTTTTCACCATGCTTACATCAGGTGGGAAGGACTATTTTGGCATAGTACAAAACCAAGATAATGCTGTAACTTCTTTTTACGATTATAACAAACTAGGCTCACCCGAAGAGAAAAAAGAATTTGTTTCTCTAGCAGAAACATGGTGGTGGGAATCTAACAGACAAATACCCATAGACATATTTTTATTTCAGGAGATGCAATTGTTTAGACGTTGCTTACGAACGTTTAATAATAAGGATGTTGAAGTACAGTTTGGACCAATTACTAGTATTCAGAAAATAGTCAAGAAAAGAATTAAAAGACGGACTATTCAGTTAGTCAAGAAAGATCAGTAACAATCTTATTTAACTGTACAATTATTGC